TCCAATGCTCATCGTAATCCTTCTTCCACGAAGAAGGCCGAGGCTTGGTCGGGGCGGGTGCGGGTTGCTCGTCTTGCGGTGGGGTGGCAAAGCGGCCAGCATCGTCGCGTGGAGCTTCTGCTGCGGGGGCAGCGTCCTGCTCAACGGCAGGAGCAGGCTCATGCTCCTCGACAGCCGACTCAATGGCATCGCGCAAGGTAACCTGCGGTTCATCCATTTGCTCGTCCATTATGCAGACTTGCTAGGCAACCATTGCGTGGCGGTAACTTTGAAATACTCAACGATAGCATAGGTTGTGTGCGTATAGGCAGCGTTAGCGGTGCCGAGGCCGGTGCCAGGCACGGCAATCGCCTCGCCAGTTGCGCCGTAGACCTTTAGCGAGCTGCCGCTGTTGTTAACCAGCCAGACCGTATCGCCAACTTCAGCAACCAGACGAACACCCTTAGTGCCGTCTGCTGCGGTCACAACGTGTGTGCTGGCCGTGACGGGCGCGGCATCAGTTTGGGTAGAACCCAAAGCGACCAGACCAGCGTAACCGCCGCCCATGCCTCGTGCCTGACCAGCCGAAAATCCGGCCAACATTACTTCGCGTGCGAGTGCCATTTTAAATCCTTCCAAAAGATTGTGGCTATCTTAACCGATCATTGACAATTTCCGCAATCCGTCGTTTCAAAACGGCTGCGGGCTCCTGTTTGCGTTCGTTCTTCAGATACTTCGTTTCGTTTCCAACTTCAATCAAACCATTGCGCTTGAGATGCTCTCGATGCTGCGCCCTGCCGCCTACCAGCTCGCCGGTGGCCATTGATTGGTAGGGCTGTATGTCGGTCATAACCATGTGAGTCTCGGGCGCAGCGGCGTGGTACTCATTCTTGGGCACCATCTGACCATTCACAAACACCCAAGAGCCACGCTTGATGCCGCCATCAAAGATGCGATCAAAGTTGGATGCAAACGCTGCATCGTTGCCTGGCCGTCTGTTGTCACCTTTTCCACCGTCTGACATGGTTTGCCTCACATCAACAACAACAAAGATTCTTCATCGTCTTGCTCGGCCTCAAAGTCGGCCTGAGCTTTGCGAGCCTGCACCAAGTCAGGCAACCGATCCATCGGCGGCAACATGACCTCACGCATCTGCGCGGCCATCTCAGCGGCTGGCAACTCGGTGACAAGTTCCTCAACATCTTCATGCCTTTGTTTGCGCTTCTTCTTGCCTAGCCCGCCTTTGCTGCCCCAAAACGGTGTTGGAGTAACAACAATCGGCAGGCCCGAGATGGGCAGCGCCGAGATGGGCGCAAAGCCAAGCATTTACCAACTCACAGTTTCAACTTCTTCCACCGTGGTGGCAGCGTCAATCTGCGCCACCAGCCCTGATTCCTTCTCATACAGCGGGATCACTTGGGCTGCAATCTCAAGCGCGATCTGCTCCAACTGCGCCAGCGTGTACGTTGACCACACACCCGCCGCGTCTTTGTATCCACACTCGGCTGGCTGTCCTGCTGCTGCCGCCAACTGCGTGATTTGGATGCAAATGCTCAGTTTGTTGTTGTCCGACTCGGTGCTGCCAAACACGCCCAACGTGGTCGTCTTGTCGGCGTACATCTCGACGTTGCGAGCAGAGGCAATCTCAGCCTTCTTCTTAACCTTGGCTTTGTCCAGATCGCTCAAGATAACATCTGGCGTAACCGTGCCGCCGAACAACTTGCAAGTGGCGTCAGCGACAAGCAGGGTTTCTGCCGTGGCGACTAAGCCCGTAGTAATGGGCGTGTGAATCTGCCACGAAAACCGATCAACGGAGCGATCCTTATCCGTGGAGCGGTCTGCGCTGATGTAGGACGACACCGTGGCGAACAGATTGTCCTGCGCGTCCACAATGACCGAGTTAATGCGGTGGTATTCGTAGACGATACCAGCGGCGTTGGTGAGTTGTTTTGTGATAGCCATGATTATGCGGTGGTTGAATCTGTAATAAGACCAAGGGCTGCAAGTTTAGAAAGCAAACTTACCAAAGCAGCACCTGTGGCGCGGGAACCTGTGACTACGGGTTTGGCTACAGGGGTTGCGCTAAAAAACCCCATTTGTGAATTATTAGAAACATCTTGCAAAATTGTTAAACAATCAATATGCGAATCCGTTCCAATATAAACTCCGCCATCTGTTGCGCCGCCACCAGAATTAATAAAAATGTCGCCCCCAGTTCCAAGCAAACAAGTTCCAGCAACAAGAGAAAAACTACCGCCAAAACCCGCGCCAACAACACCCCCAGCGGACATTTGAAAACTACCACCATCAAACGTACCCTTTCCATTACCAGCAGCCGCAATAAAATTTCCCCCGTTGCTGTTGGCTCCTGTTCCATTTCCGCAAGTAAAACTCATATCCCCCGCGCTGACTGTTCCATTCCCTGTGGAAAATGAAATAGGGCCAGCAGCATTCGTAGATGCCGCTGTAGAAACACTTAAACTACCAGATGAGCCAGTTCCTAATCCGGCTCCTGTACTAACAAAAATGCTGCCGCCAGCACCGTTGGTTGCGCTGGCATTTTTAGTGCGTATGCTGATTGATGTGGACGTTTGTGACCCTGTTGGAGCAACAGGCTCAATGATTACGCTGGTACTGGCGGGTGCAATGTTGAACGTAGACGTTGAAGTATCGTAAGAAAACCCTGCCGTAGCCCCAAACACCCCAGCGTTGTTGTACTGAATCTGGGTGGTGGAGCCAGCAGGGGCTGTCGCTGGCGGGGCGGCGAAGGTGCCGTCTGCTCGCAGGAAGTTGGCTGTGCCGCCGCCTGACGCTGGGACAACGCCTTGGTTGGCTGAAGTGAAGGTGTCAAGATACTTGGCTGGTGCGGTGCAGAAAACGTCTTGCGTGCCGCCGCTGAAGTTGGTCAGCGAACCGCCGTTGCTTGAAGACAAAACGGTCGTGCGGGCAAGCGTGTTGGCCGAGCCGTTGTAACTTCCTGTGCCAACCTCCCAATTGGGGCCGGTCTGGTCTGCAATGCAATACGCAACCGTCTGCGTGCCGGTGCCAAAGGCCGTCAAGAAAGACTGATAGCCGGTGCCGGTTGTGGCCAGCGTCAGCGTGACGGTGCCGGTGCCGGTAATGCCCAGGCTTTGCTTGACTCGGTCAGCGTACAAAGCCATCAGTTCAGCCCGGTGATCTTGCCGTCAATTGAGCGCATGACCGTGCGGGGTCTGGCAAGGCGCTCTAGAGCCGCTTGGAAGCCTTCCATTGCCACAGCCATCGTTTGCTGTAGGTCGGTGGCTCCCGTTGTCCTAATAGCCTCTTGCTGGATCATCTGATCTGCTTGGATGGCGTCGGCCTGAGACTTCTGCGCGGCAGCAATCTGGGCCACGATGACCTTGGTTTCGGCTTCAAGCTGGGCAATGCGCCACTTGAGATCAGCGTCGGCCTCCATCTTGGCCTGCTCAATCATCTGGGTGGTTTGCGAGTCTACGGCCTTGAGTTGCGTCTCATGATTCATGCGGGCCATCTCAAGCTGCGCCTGATGCTGCTGGTCGGCTTGCTTGAACTGGGCCTCGGCTTGCAGTTTCATTTGATCGGACTGCGCTTGAGCCTGCATTTTGGTCTGATCCATCTGCATCTGGTGCTGCATCTTCATCTGCTCAGGATCAGGAGGTGGCGGCTGTTCAGGTTGCTGCTGCTGTTGCTCCAGTTGCTCCTTGAACTGCTGGGCAGTCTGGTCAATCTGGCCTTCCATGCTCTTGCCAATCTTGAACGCACCGACGCCGAACTTGAGCATATCAAGCGACAGCGGGACGATCTGAGGCGCAACCTGGCTAGCCTGCACAGCCTTCTCAAGGAAACTCGAGACTGCGCCCAAGAACTCCATGCGATCCTGCTTTTCTTGGCTCTCGTCCATCATGATGAGCGAGTCAGTGCTGATCTCAATTCTGAACGAGCGCATAGGCTCGTTGCGCAGCAGCTCCAGCGCCTGCGGCACCAGTTGCTGGTCAACCGGACTGAGCTGGTCGGCAGCAGACATCATCAGAATGGTCTGAGGATCAAACAGTTGGCAGATGATCTGGGCCTTGAGCTGGATCATGTGCGTAGCGAACCGCGCTACATCGTCCTGATAACTTTTAAGCCGCAGCGAGGCGTATTGGCCTTTGATCTGCTGGGCGGTCGCTGTCTCGCTGGCCACAGACTGACCACGCACAATGTCGCTGATGCCGGTGACGTCGTAGATTTGCGATTTGACTTGCTCAAACGCTTGGTAAGCCTGCATCAAAGCGCCAGCAATTGGCGTCAAATCAACCATGTCAATTGATCCGGCCAGACCGCGCTTTTCCGAGAACGACATCCAGTTCTTGATCGGAATCAGGTCGTTGTTGTTGGCCTCGGTAAACAGACGGGCCAGCTCAGGGGAGGCAGCGTCGTAGACGCCTTTGACCTGCAATGCCTTGACCAGACCATCAATGCGGTCGCTCAAGATGTCAAGCGAGTTCGCTTGATCTTGATACAACGCAAAATCAGGAACGGGCACTAGGCTTTCGTTGGTGATCGTGCTGAAAAGCGGCTTCGGGCAGGGATAGAACCCTTCCAGCTTCAGCGGGTCGTCCTGCTCGTCCAAGAACTCATTGAACGACTTGGACATCCACACGGCCTTGCCGGTTTCTTTGTCCCACAGCTCAATGATCATCGCCCGCTTGTCCACGCCTTCGCGGGAGGCGTTCTTCATCTCGCTAGGCTCGGAGTCCAGCGGAATCTTCTTGGCTATCTCGTCGCCAAAGCGCTCGCGCAACATGGGGCGGGTCATGTAGACCTTGCGCCAGACAATGCAAGTCTCTTCCCACGTCCTAGCCACGTTGTGGCCAAAGTCGCGCCAATGGACGTAGTCGCAGGGGGCGCACTCGTAGTCCAGCATCTCGTCGGTACGCGACTCTTCATCTTCGGTGATCTGTACCTCGCCCTTTTTGAATCTGGGCTCGTACCGCACCCATGCCACGCCACGCCCAGGCAAGAAGCGGTCGTACAGCGCAGAGGTCAACGTCTCGCGGTAGTCGGGGTAGTGCGTGATCTCGTAGTCAAGCGCACGCTCAAGCAGCATGGAGGCCACACGGCCAACTTGATCGTTGTCGCGGAAGCGTCGGCTAACGTCAGGCTTTGGCAGGCGAGCAAACGTCGCGGCCTTGAGCGTCTGGACGTTTGACCAGAGGATGTTGAACCGCGAGCCGCTGTCTTGGCTGTTGCGGGTGTCGTCCCGATACCGCTTGAGAATCTTCTTGGCTCGCGTCTCCCATGAAGCAAACTCGCGGTCATACGCTGCAATGTGGTTCAGATAATACTGAACCTCGGGCTTGACGGTATCTTCCTCGGCCATGATCAGGCTGAGAAGATGCCGACAGCCATGACCTCAACGCCTGCGCCAGTCGTGATCTTCCACGCGCCGTTTGCGCTGATTGCGTTCAGCTCAATGACGTAGCACCCAATGCCGCTGCCCACGTTATTGGGTAGTACGGTGTGCGTCAGGATGCCAGTTCCGGTGCCGTCAACAACGACAACTGAGCTGGTGGCGGCAGTCGTGACCGTGCAAATCAAACGATGAATGTAATCGCCAACTGCGCCTGTGCCGCCCAGCACTTGGGCAGTTGCGCTTGCTGCGACGTGTTCGTATTGAAATCGGTACGGTGCGTTTACGCCTGCCATGTGTTGCTCCTAAATTCGGTTAGTTCGCTTTGGATTCTCGCGCCACAGAGTTTCAAGTGGGGCAAGCTCAATGCGCGAATTATGCCCCGTTACAGCAAAAACCGGAGGTTTTTCGGGTTCTTTTGGCTTAATTTCCTGCCAAGCGATGGCCATCATGCGAAACGCATCAGCGCAATGGCTGGTGAAATCGTGCCGTGGCCGCTCGCGGAACATCTTCTTCTCGTCGTCCCATTCGCGCTGATACTGCTTGAGCAGCTCCACGCCCTCGCCACAGCGTTCGCGGTCAAACCACACGCGCCGCATCATGACCCGCGCTGCCTGGATGCCGTCTTGCACGCTGAGAGACGGCACGATGGCCATGTGCTTAAGGCCAAGGCTGGCGTCCAGTTGCTCAATGATGGACTTGCCGCCTGATGCCAGCGTCTTGGCCCGAGCGTCATGCGGCAGATAGTGTGTCGCGTACCGATACGCCTTGCCAATCACCACGTTGGCATAGTCGTCAATGGTCAGGCCCGAGGCCGAGTAGTAGTCAATGATCCGCAGCTCGGAACCGGACATCTGCCAGAACCAGATAGCTGTATCGTCGTGGAACCCGAGATCCCAGGCAGTAAACACGGGCAAGTTGCGGTCGTGATCCACGACGGTGATGCGGCCTTCGTCCTCGATGGCCCGCAACTCGCGCCCAAAGTACGCACCCAAGATCGCGGCTTCAAAACTGCACTCAAACTCCTGCTCGTATTGATCCTCGGTCATGCCCCGGCTTGCGTCGGCCAGCTCGTCTGGCTTGATCAGGCCAGACTGACTTGCTTTGATGCTGGTGGAGTACCAATCGGGCGAGCCTTGAGCCTGCGTCCAGATGCTATGAAAGAAGTTGTGCCCCTTTGGCGTGCCGATAAACACGGCCCAGCCCTCTCTGTCTGCCAACAGCGGTCGGATGATCTCGCCCCAGACCCTCGGTCTCATATCGGCCACTTCGTCAAGTACGACACCATCCAAATACAACCCCCGCAGGGCGTCGGGGTTGTCTGCCCCAAAGAGCCTGATGCGCGCCCCGTTGAGCAGCTCAACCCAAAGCTCTGACGCATTGGCCTGAGTGCGCACGTCGGCGGTGTAGCGCAACAGGTAGTCCCATGAGATGGACTTAGCTTGGCTGTAAAACGGCGCAATGTAGGCGTAGCGTCCGTCTGGCTTGCCGTCCATGAAGGAGCGACGGATGAGGTCGTTGATGCACGCTACGGTCTTGCCAGCACCCTTCGGCGGTGGGCGACTAAACACGCCCACCGCGCACTCCTATCGTGAAACGCCGCAAACGCCCTGCGAGGCGAATAGGCGATTGTTATTCGTCGCTCGGTCGCTGCCATTCGATCACGGTCTTGATTGCAGCGCCATCAACGCCGCTGTGTTCGTGCTTCTGTGTTTCGGCCCAACGCATCTGAGTCTTTGACCACCAGATCATTGCTGCCGTGTCACCGCCCATTGCCTTTTGAAACAAGGTCTTGCCAATCTGCCCGTTTGCCTTGCCTTTGCCCGTCACCAACTCAGCACCAAAGTGAGCGCGAAGAGTGTCAACGTGGATGCCATTTCGCACCAGCACCGCAATCTGGTCAATGGGCAGACCGTAGCCTGAGAGCGCCTCGACCTGTTTGCGCTCGGCATCGGTTGGCTCAAACTCAGGTCTGCCGGCGCCTTCACGAGCGCCGCCATTAGATTTGCGTGCGTCCTGTTTTTTTACAACAGGTTTTTCAATCTTGGTTTGTTTCTTGCTTTCCATCTTTTACCTTTGCAAAAAGCATACCAGTTTCTGCATGTGTTGCAATTTTACCTGTGAAGTCCTGCCAGCGTTTGATGATGACGTCACAGTACTTGGGGTCGAGTTCCATCAGGCGTGCAATGCGACCATTTTTCTCTGCCGCAATCATTGTGGTGCCTGATCCACCAAAAGAATCCAGCACGATATCGCCGCCCTTAGTGTTGTTGAGCAGTTGATACTCAAACAACGCCACCGGCTTCATCGTCGGATGCTCACCATTGCGAGATGGCTTATCAAACTCAAGAATCGTAGTCTGCTTTCGATCCGTAGCCCAGAGGTGGCCCGCACCCTCTTTCCAACCGTAAAGGCACGGCTCATGTTTCCAATGGTAATCTTGCCGCCCCATCACAAGGCTGGACTTCTTCCAAATCAAGCATTGCCGCACTTTCCATCCCGCATCTTGCGCCGCGCCTCGAAAGTTGTAGCCTTCTGAATCGGCGTGCCAGATGTAGAACACGGCCCCCGGCTTCATCACCGCATCGGCGGCAACGTAGGCGTCCCGCAAGAACTGGCGAAATTGATCATCGCCCATTGAGTCGTTTTGGATGGTGAGCTTTTCTTTGGTTCCCCCTTCATACGCCACGTTGTACGGTGGATCGGTCAACCACACGTCAACCTTGGCCTCACACAGCCTTTCAAGCGCCTCGATGCTAATGCTGTCCCCACACATCAGCCGATGCTTGCCCAGCACCCAAACGTCGCCCAGCACCGTCACCGGCTGCACTGGCACCTCGGGCACCGCATCCTCATCCGTCAAACCATCGGTCAACTCCACCGGCATAAGTGCTGCGATCTCTTCGGCGCTGAAGCCCGTCAGGTCAAGATCAAAGTCCAGGCCTTGCAACTCGCCCAGCTCCAACGCCAGCATCTCGTTGTCCCACCCAGCGTTCAATGCAAGTTTATTATCCGCCAGAATATAAGCCCGCTTTTTTGTATCGCTCCATCCTTCGGCAACCATAACCGGCACTTCTTTTATATTAAGTTGCCGAGCCGCCATTGTCCTACCGTGGCCTGCAATAATATTACCCGTCTCATCCACCAATATAGGTGTCGTCCACCCCCACTCTTTAATACTGGCTGCAATTTGCGCCACCTGATCGCTGCTGTGCGTTCGCGCATTGCGTGCGTAAGGCACCAGCCGTTCGATGGCCCATTGCTCAATTTTTTCTGCTGGGTTCTTGCTCATCCTTGCCTTTCAGTTTGTTAGTGTCCACTTACTTGTTGGGAACAACTTTCCCCGCATCGCTCCGGGAACTCGGGAACTGTCCTAAGGGACAGTGTTCCCGTTCGTTCCCGATTCGCGCTGTTTTGCCCCCCAGAACTGTTCCCGAACAGTTCCCGCCTAGTTCCCGAGTTCCCGGCAGTTCTCACTTCTCATTTTTCCTGATCATCATCGCGCTGGCCTCTGCTGGATCGGTGACGACCCACCCGCCATCGGCAGGCTCAATGATCTGCGAGACCAGCAGCTCAGATATTAACTTGCCACTTGCAGAAGGTCGAATATACACCTTTGCAGACGCCTCTTTCACATCCATTTTGTTCACCAAATAATCTAACAGCGCACCGCGCTCAATATAAGGCTGTCCATTCCTCTCTGGCGCACCTGATGCCCACCATGCATTTTCAATGGTGCGTCGATGTGTGGCCAGCCTATTATCCTGCTTTGGTTTTACTTGCTCACTTGATGCCACCACAACTGCGCTGGTGACCGACAATCCATCCTCGTCGAACCAGCCAGGGATCGTGACCTGATGCAGCTCCACGTTGATGTTTTCTGCCAATTCAGCATCCTTGCTCTTGCGCTGAATGATCTGCATGGGCGCATCCTTAGTGCCTGGCACGATGCTCACCTCAATGTCCAAAGCGCCTCGCCATGCTGACGATCCACGGGCACGGTGCTGGGCCTCGTCGCTAACGCCCGTGTGGTGAACAAGAATCACGCTGCACTTGAATTCGTGCATCAATCGTGCGCAAGCGTCCAACATCGTTTTGGCATCTTGTGAGCTGTTCTCGTCGCCTGCTAAAAACCTGTGCAGCGTGTCCACCACAATCACGCCGGGTATACGGGGCAACGACCTGATATGCGCTGCGGCCAATTGATAGCCCTCGGGGGTGTTGAGATCGCAGCCCGATTGACTTAGCCACATCGACAGGCTGGTGACGCTGTTGTGGTGCTTCCACGCTGCGATGCGGCCACGCAAACCTTGGTGACCCTCGCCTGCAAGATAGACAATGTCGCAAGGCTTGACCTTGTGGCCCTGCCAATCTGTCTGACCGCTGGCAAGGTGCAGCACCCAATCCAGCACCACGAACGTCTTGCCGCCACCGGATGGGCCATGCACCATCACCAAGGCGTCGGCCTGTATCCAACGCTTCACCAGCCACCTGACCGGAGCTGGCTGGGCGCTGAACAAGTCAGCAGGTACCAGCCAATCGTTGACTGGTGGTGAGAGCAACGCCAACAGATCACCGCCTGCTTGGGCGTAGTCGTTCGCATCGCCTTCATCCGGCGGCATTACCATGCGTGCGCCGTGCTTGGCTGATGCCTGCTCGGCGTACCGCTGGCCGACTCCGCTTTTATCATTGTCGGCAACGATCACTAGGTCAGAAACTGGATGGAGCGCACGCAAGATGCCTGTCACGGGCACAAGGTTGCTGGCGCTGTACGCTACCACCACCGGCCTCGAGGTGACTTGGTGAATGGTCGCAGCGGTGGCGAAGCCTTCGGCAACGTAGATGCTGCCAGGCTCATCCATCAGCCCTAGCACCCAAAACTTGCCGCTTGTCTGCCCGCCTGGGTGGTACAGCTTGCCACCCTCGCCATCAATATATTGAAGCGACGACATCGTGCCATCAGCATCGTACAAAGGCACCACCAGCCTGCCATCGCCTGTGACCCTTGCACCGTGGGGTGAGATGCCCTTGCGTTTGAGGTAGGGATGATCTGGCGAAGCACCTGTGCAGTCGACCCAGATTTGGTCAACCACATCCGCAGCCACCTCGTGCTTGCGGGCTTGCTCGATGTCTCTGGCGGCTTTGGCCTCGCTCATCCTGCGAGCAAACGCCATCTCATCGGCTTGGTTGAGCTGCCTGCCCACCTCTGCCCGCCACGTCTGCTCCATGCCAGCACGCCAACAGCCAAAACGCCCTGCTGGGATGCCGTCAGAGAAGGCAATGTACCAACCAGGCCTGTCACCGTGGCCTGGCGATCCCTTGGTGCCGGAGCGGAAGCGGTGAATCTTGCCGTCAAGGTAGATGGTGTCGGGCGGCTCAAGGCCAACCTCGCGCATGGCGTCCTGGAGCTGCTGCTCCGGCGGGGCCAGCACGGGCGCTGGGGGTGGCGACCATGAGCCGCCGAGGATGTGTCTTAGATCAGCCATCAATCAATCTCCACAAAAGCAACTAATTGCTTCTTCGTCTTTGTCAAACATATCGCGTTGCTCTTTGCTGAATTTCAGCATGGCGGCGTAGGAAGGTCTATCGGTACGGAACTTAGCACCGTCAGGCTTAGACGCCAACGCCAACGCCAACGCCTCCATCTTTGCCCACCACACAGCACGTTCTGGTTTTTCTTGAATAAGAGAAAAAATTTGTGATCCTCCCTTCAAGTAACACAAATCGCAGTTGCCGTGCATGGTCACGCCGTTCATGTTTGGAAGCTCCAAATCAAACGGCATGGCTCTCCAGAACTCTCCGACCATTTTTTTGGTGATGCCTGCTCGACCAAGTGGCGCTAACTTTTCTTCGTGCTTGCCGTAGTCTTGCTGACCAATCTTTGCCAGCCTTCGCTGCTCATCGGCCCTGATGCCAAGCATTGACTCCCATTCAATCCATCCAATGCTTTTTAAGTAGCGGTGAATGGCCCTGACCTTCAACTCCACCGTACAAAACCGACTGACGGGATTGGGCAAGTAGTTGCGTTTGCGAATGACTGCCTCAAACGGCTCACCGTTCCTGCTGGCCGTCTCAAAATCAACAACGCGAAACCGATCCTTAGTTTCATCAGCATTGATGTACTCCACCCAAGCAATCGGAATTTCCCATTCTTGGGCACATCGGTCAACAAAACGCAACGTTGCCTCGTCCTCCTTGCCTGTGTTCGCAAAACACACCCGCGCCTCGTCTGGCAACCCGCCGTTGCTTTGGAGGACGCGCCACAACATATAAGCACTTGTGCGGCCACCAGAAAACGAGATGCAAGTAGGACTGTCTATCTTAAACGGGTCACTCATTAACCGTCACCGTACTGGTGTCGCGCAGATAGTTCTCAATTGAGCGCATGGTTGACTTGCTTGGCCGAGTCTTGCCGTTGACGAGCCTGTATAGCGTGAACACGCTCAGTCCTGTGGCCTCTGCTACTACCGGCAGTCGGCGGTCAGCTAGGCGTTGTTGAATTTCGGTGAGGTTCATAAATGTCAAAAAAAGTTGCAGAAAGTGCTTGCATCCTAGCATCAATGCCGCTACAGTTCAACTCATGCGCTGAACAGATTGTCTGACCAGCGGGCCACCAAGGAACTGACCATGAACACCTACCTTATTACCGCCTACGCAAAACTTTTCACCATCATTCGCCATGTGCAGGCCAACAGCACCAGCGAAGCAGCAGCGCAACTTGACCAGACCGGCATCAGGTTGATGTGGGTTGAGTTGGCTGTGTTTGAAGACTAAATAAATTGCAAAAAGTCAGCACAGGCTGCAAAAGCCTGTGCTATGATTGCATCATGCGCTGACCGGATGTTCCGACAAGCGCAAAACAGGAGAAGCAAAATGGAACAGAGCATGAACAAGCACACACCGGGGCCGTGGAGTGCTTCCGAAGAGTTTGACGACGGCGAAAGCCTTGGCATCGCCATCACAGCGGGCCGACTGGGTCAAGTTGTGCGCGTCTTTGACGTCGGCCAAGAGGGGTTTGCAAACGCAGCCCTGATCGCTGCTGCGCCAGAACTGCTGGCTGCTCTGGAACACGTTCTAGACCGCGCCACCATGCCGAAGTTCCTGCGCGACAAGGTGAAAGCCGCCATTGCCAAGGCTACGGGGGTGGCGGCATGAAGCGCCTGCTGATCGAGGTGGCCCAAGCCACCCTAGCCGCCGCCATCATCGGCGCACCGTTCTTCTACTACTTCATCTTTGTGATGAAGCCCTAATGCTTTACCGCCGCCGGTCGGCCACCGGCACCTACCAACGCCAAACCGGAGAAACCCAACATGGCTATTTCACTCAAAACCACCAGCGGCCTGTCGGCCAACGGGGTCAAAGTCTTGGTGTACGGCCAAGCAGGGGCTGGTAAAACCAGCCTCATTAAGACGCTGCCCGATGTGGTGGTGCTATCAGCGGAGGGTGGACTGCTGTCCATTCAGGACGCCGACTTGCCCTACCTCGAGATCACCAGCATGGCTGATCTCATGGAAGCCTATGAGTGGCTTTCCAGCGGCGAGGCCAAGAAGTTTCAGAGCGTTGCCCTTGACTCAATTAGCGAGATTGCCGAGGTGTGCCTTGGCATTGAAAAGAAGGCAGCAAAAGACGTGAGGCAAGCATACGGTGCCATGCAAGAAGCAATGGCCGACGTCATTCGAGCCTTCCGCGATCTTCCAGGCAGGCACGTCCTGATGACCGCGAAACTGGAGAAAGCCACCGATGAAATGGGGCGCATTTTGTATAGCCCATCAATGCCGGGTAACAAGACCGGCCAGAGCCTGCCTTATTTTTTTGATGAAGTGCTGGCCCTGCGCGTCGAGAAAGACGCCGACGGCGTGAGCCAGCGTGCGTTGATGTGTGACTCGGACGGTCTTTGGATTGCCAAGGATCGCAGCGGAAAGCTGTCGCCTTGGGAGGCACCTGACCTTGGCGAGATTATCAAGAAGATCGGTGGTCAGACATGAGGCCCATGCGCGAGATTGCCGCTGAATGGGCGGCCGAGAAAGAGGTTGAGCGTCAAGCCACCGAGAACCGCCGAATCCTTGAGGACGAAATGGTCAAGTCATTTGGCTTGCAACCTGACCTCGACAGCACCGTCACCAAAGACGTTGATGGTTACGTCATCAAGATCACGGGACGCATTGACCGCAAGGTTGACGCCGACAAGATTCAAGAACTTGCTGCCCAGCACGGTCTTGAGTCGCACCTTGGCACGTTGTGCCGTTGGAAACCAGAGTTGAACATAACCGTATGGAAGAACACCAGCCCACAAATCACGTCTCTTTTGGCCCCAGCGATCACCGCGAAACCCGGTCGGCCAAGCTTTACCGTCAATCACAAGGAGTAAGAACGATGAAACTTTCAGAAACCTACAGCGCAGCCGAGCTGCAACCGTCCCAGTCCTATGACCTTTTGCCGTCTGGCTGGTATACCTGCATCATCACTGAGGCAGAACTCAAGACCACGAAGGCCGGAACTGGCGAGTACATCAAGGTGCGCTATGACGTGACCGGCCCGAGCTGCCAAGGCCGTTGCGTTTTCGGCAACTTCAACATCAAGAACCCAAACGCCAAGGCCGAGGAGATTGGCCGGCAGCAACTGGGTGATCTGATGCGTGCCTTGGGACTGCCTGCGGTTAACGACACAGACCAGCTCATCAACGGCCATCTGAGCATCAAGGTAGACATTCGGCCAGCATCAGGCGAATACGGCGCTCAGAACGAGGTGAAGGGCTGGAAGTCCAACACCGGCAGCTTACCGCCGCAGCCTAAGCCAGACGCAGCAGCAACTGGCAATGCCAGCACCAAGGCCGCGCCACCGTGGGCGCGTAAGTAAAAAGGCGGGGCGCTCGATTTGGTCGTCGATAAAGCTGAGTGGAAAGTCAGAAAAACCTCAGCGTTGACATCCTCGATTGCTGACTTGACGCGCCCCAAACTGAACTGAACAAAGGAGAGAACCAATGGAGATTCCCCAGCCAGAGAATACCATCACGGCGCTAATCGACAAGCACCATGAGGCGCAGGCCCAGCAAGAGATGCCACGCCCTCACATGGGCTGCTCCATCGTCGGCCATCCCTGTGATCGCTGGCTGTGGCTGAACTTTCGCTTTGCGGTCAAGCCAGCGTTCCCCGGCAGAGTCCTGCGGATGTTCAGACGGGGCCGGAACGAGGAAGCCACCATCATTGATGATCTGAGGGCCATCGGCATCAAGGTGCGGGCGCTCGAGGCCCAGATGCGGGTGGAGTTTGGCAGTCACCTGTCGGGCAGCATTGACGCCATCCTCGAGGGTGGTGTGCCAGGCGCAGTCAAGACCAAGCACATTGCCGAATTTAAGACGCACTCAAGCAAGAGCTTTGCCGATGTAGTCAAGCAAGGCGTCGAGAAGTCAAAACCCGAACACTTTGTGCAGATGCAGTTGTACATGGCGGGGACAGGCATCCATCGAGCCCTGTATCTTGCCGTCAACAAGGACGACGACAGCATTCACACCGAACGGCTGGCGTATGACGCAGCGGTGGCCGACAAGTACATCAAGCGAGGCCAAAGGATCGCGCTGGCCGACCGGATGCCCGAGCCGCTGAGTACCGATCCCAGTTGGTATCAATGCAAGTGGTGCCCAGCTTACTCAATGTGCCATGAGGCGCAGCCAACCCGCGAGGTTAACTGCCGCACCTGTGCCCACAGCACAGCCAAGGCCGACAGCACCTGGCATTGCGCCAGACACGATGCTGACGACATCCCGCTCGAGTGGCAAGTCAGCGGCTGCGAGAGCCATGTCTTGCATCCTGATCTCGTGCATTGGAAGCGCAAGGATGGCCCGAATGAGTGGACTGCGATCTATGTCATCGACGGCAAAGATGTCTGCAATGGCGACCCAGACGCGCATATTTACTCCAGCAAGGAACTGCTGGCTAATCCGTCAATGTGCGCCGCTGGGGATGCGGAAATTGAGAGGCTGCGGGGGAACGGGGCGAGGGTGGTGGGGTGAACAAGATTGAATTTGGGGATTGCAGGACAACCATGCGCCGCTGGAAAGAGCAGGGCATCAAAGCGCAAACTTGCGTGACTAGCCCACCCTACTACGGCTTGCGCGACTACGGGCACGATGGGCAGATTGGTCTGGAAGAAACACCAGAAGACTACATCACGGCAATGGTCGAAGTGTTTCGTTGCGTTTGGGATGTGCTGGAAGACAACGGGACGCTGTGGTTGAACATTGGGGACAGCTACTACAACTACCGGCCTGGCCAAGGTCAACGCCAAGGCAAACAATCAATTGCAAGTCAGAAATTTTCAGAGGTCGAGGTTTGTCATAAGCGGGGCTTAAAACTTGACGGCCTAAAAGAAAAAGACCTGATTGGCATTCCGTGGATGCTGGCCTTCGCCCTTCGCGCAGATGGTTGGTATTTGAGACAAGACATTATCTGGCACAAACCAAACCCCATGCCTGAGTCGGTGCAAGACAGATGCACTAAGGCGCATGAGTACATCTTCCTGATGAGCAAGGCGCAGCAGTATCACTATGACCATGAGGCTATCAAAGAGCAATCAACATCTAAAAGCGAAGGCAAAAGATTTGGCGGTAACAAATACGGGGATGATGATGATCCCAAATATGCAACCAAGTCAGGCAATGTCAGCAAAGAATACGACAAGGCAAACAAACGAAGTGTTTGGACGGTCACCACCAAACCTTACGCTGGAGCACACTTTGCCGTTTTCCCATCCGACCTGATTGAACCTTGCATCCTTGCTGGCGCACCCGTTGGTGGCATTGTGCTTGACCCGTTTATGGGCAGCGGAACAACGGCGCAAGTGGCCCAGAATCTTGGGCGGCAGTACCTTGGATGTGAACTGAATCCAGAGTACGAAGCATTGCAGCAAAGTCGGCTGAGTCAATTAAGTTTGGGGTTGGAATGATCGAACTCCGCCCATACCAACGCCGCACCATCGACGATCTGTATGCCTGGTTCTCAGCAGGCAACACCGGCAACCCCTGTGTCGTGCTGCCAACCGGAGGCGGCAAGTCGCACATCGTGGCTGCGCTTTGCAAAGACGCTTTGCAAAACTGGCCCGAGACGCGCATCTTGATGCTCACGCACGTCAAGGAGCTGATTGAGCAAAACTGCGAAAAGATGCTCCAGCATTGGCCTGATGCGCCGCTGGGTATCTACAGCGCCAGCCTCAACAAGCGTCAGATTGAACCCATTACCTTTGCCGGGATTCAGTCGGTACGCCGCAAGGCTGGCCTGCTGGGCCACATTGATCTGGTGCTGGTCGATGAGTGCCACCTTATCAATCACAAGGAAGAAGGCGGCTACCGAACGCTGTTGGCCCAGCTTAAGCTCATCAACCCGCAGTTACGGGTAATAGGTTTGACGGCCACGCCTTACCGTTTGGGCCACGGAATGATCACAGACGAGCCTGCGCTGTTCCACGGCCTGATTGAGCCGGTAATGATTGAGGAGTTGATTCACAAAGGGTACTTGTCTACTTTGCGATCCAAAAACACCAAGTTCAAACTAAGTGTTGATGGCGTACACAAAAAGGGTGGCGAGTATATTGAATCGGAGTTGCAGGCAGCGGTGGACAATGAATTGAGCAACGCCCAGGTAGTCGCCGAGACAATTAGCCGCGCTGTGGATCGCAAAGCGTGGCTGTTTTTTTGCGCTGGCGTGAAGCACGCTGAGAACATTTGCGAGGAATTGATTCGACAAGGCATCAAGGCTGCGTGCGTTACTGGCGAGACGCCCAGGCTAGAGCGCGAGCAGATGCTGGCCGACTTTAAGTCTGGTGCGTTGCAAGCATTGACCAACGCCAATGTGCTGACGACAGGCTTTGATCACAGCGCCATTGACCTGATTGCTATGTGCAGACCTACGATGTCGCCTGGGCTATATGTCCAGATGGCAGGTCGCGGTCTGCGTCCTAGCCCCGGCAAGACCGATTGCTTGGTCTTGGACTTTGCCGACATTATCAGCACGCACGGGCCTATCACCGCCGTGACGCCGCCCAAAAAGCCGGGTGAGGGCAATGGCGTCATACCCATGAAAGCGTGCCCCCAATGCGACGAGCTGGTGCATATTGCGGTGATGGTTTGCCCTCAATGCGGTCATTTGTTTGAGGCGCAAGACAAAGCAAAGCTCAAGCTGCGTGATGACGTAGACATTATGGGTTTGGACGGCATTGAAATGCCTTTGACCGGCTGGAAGTGGCGCGAACACACTAGCCTAGCCAGCGGCAAAATGATGTTGGCGGTCAGCTACTACGGGCGGCTGTCTGATCCTGCCGTGACCGAATACTTTCCGGTCTTGCATGAGGGTTATGCAGGACAGAGAGCCATGAAGGAGGTCATCAAGATCGCAGACCGAGCCAAGATTGTCGGCATGAATGTGGACAATCTGAGCAGCTTGGCAGCGCAGTTGAGCAACGGCAATCCACCGATTCATATCAAGTATAAAAAGGACGGGAAGTTTTTTAGGGTTTTGAAAAAGGAGTGGCATGAAAACTGAACATTGTGAACAACGAGAGTTTGTGCAATGGTTTCGCCAGACTTACCCCGGCACGCTTATCTTTGCCATCCCCAACGGCGGGGCTCGGTCACCGGCCACCGCCTCAAGGCTGAAGGCTGAAGGCGTGGTGAAGGGCGTGCCAGACCTCTTTGTGCCAGCTTGGGAGACATGGATCGAGATGAAACGCACCAAAGGCGGAAGTCTCAGCCCAGAGCAAAACTTGATGCACTTGCACTTGCGAGGCTTGTTTTATAAGGTGCTGGTGACCAAGGGATTTGAAGACGCACAACGACAAATAGAGGACTTGAGAAATGAAGTGGATGAAGTGGAATAAGGGAAGCCCCCCAGAGGCGGGTTGGTATCCGACGATGAGAATCCGTTCACCGAGTTGGAACAACGGCTGGCGCTGGTGGGACGGCGAGCGTTGGAGCTGGCCTGCGTTTCCGCATGAGTCGGCGGTAAAGGCAAGCAAGTGGGCCGCGATGAAAGAGCCTGCTGGGCATACCCCAGAGATTATGTGGGGGACAGCATGGGTGTTTTGAAGCAAGCAGCGGAGAAAGCGTTGCAGTGTTTGGATTTTCTTGATGGATATGCAACTGACGCGCGCGATCACAAAGTCGCTCAAGCGGGCATCAGGGCGTTAACCGCTGCCCTCGCGCAGCCTGATACGGAAATGCAGACATACAAAGATGCACTTACTTGGATTTCCTCGGTAAATGCTATGGATTATGAGTACCAGCGCAAAGCAATTAACGCTCTCAAAGCGCATGGAATTGGGGGTGAGGTATGAGTGACCTACGCAAAGCAGCGCAACAAGTATTGAAGACTTGGGACACCGAGGACTGGTTTGATGCGGACGCCCTCCGCGCTGCCCTCGCGCAGCCTGAGCGCAAGCCGCTGACGGAAGAGGAGATTGAGTTGGCTTACCGAGAAATCTGGCGTGATTTGTCAGATAGCTTTAGCCACACATCAGCAGAGTGGATTGAAGCAGGCATCCGCTACGCTGAAAAAGTGCATGGGATTGAGTGATTTTAGGAGAATTATCAATGAGCGATAAATACCACCGCACAATGCAGTCAGCTTTTGGCCCCTACACATCGAACCAAATTGATGAAGACCTAGACCCCGCAGAAACGTGGCTGTTTTGGCTGGCCATCGGCGTCACGATCTTGCTGGCCATTCTGATCATAGGGTTGCTGGTATGCTGATCTTCCGCAGAGCCATGCTGGTGGCTATGATGACCGAGGACGCACCAGTTGAGAAGGCAGAGGCCATCGTGCTGGGGGCGTTGGCCGCTGTCGGCTACACCATCCCCACGCCCCTTCCTGTGCCCATCCTTCAAGACGTCGTGGCTTTGACTTTGTACATCCGCAACTATGCAAAACCACTTTGAAGATTGGCAGCGCGAGACGTTGATCCAGTTTGCGAACGAAGCAAACGAAAAACTGAAGCAGCAGCAGGCCGAGATCGAAGCGCTGCGCTCAGATTTGAAGATGTTGCTAAAGGTGTGGCGTGATCAAATGTCCTGAGTGCGGACGCCACGCCAAGGTCAAGGAGTCACGCCCGCGCCCGTGGGGGCGATACCGGCGGTTTGAGTGCCAAACAGGGCATCGGTGGAGCGTTGTGGAACGCAGTACAGATACGCCCCCTGCTGCTGACAGTACCAAAGATCGTCCTCCTCCTCAGGAGGAGTAGCGCAGCCTATCAGCAGGAGCAGGATTAGCCGCCACACATCTTGAGCGCGGTCACTCGGACTTCTTCAACCCGGCGCTCCCAGCCTTTGCCGAAGGTCGGCCAGGTTTCGCGTCTTTGAAGAAACGCAAGCCGGTTTGCGCTGTACTTGTCGATCAGCATCGTAGGGTTGGTCAACAGCACCAGCTTGAGGGTTTGCTCACCGATTGCGCCATCGGCAACGGCTGCGACAGTCGTCTGGATCCACTTGGCTGCCCTGCTGACGCCTGAGTTGACGGCAGCGTCAAACACGCAGTAGTCCACGCCAGCAGGCAGTTTGTCGCCCTTGACGCGATCCCAGTACATTTCGCGGTACAGCGGCGCAACCTTGGCTGGCGTGAGCGCCTTCATCTCGGCCTCGCTTACTGCGCGGTCGATCCAGTCCTCCCATACGACCTGCGTCACTCCGTGGTTGGTGCGACCACCTGGGTCTTGCGGGTGGTCACTGTAACCCCCTTCTGAACGGAGCAAATGCTCAAGAGCTTTGTCAAAGTTTTCGCGCATCTTTTTCCTTGCTTCCAATACTGGAACCAAACCAAAAGTTCAGCATGGTGGCGATGACCGTGCCTAGGATAAACCCGAGAATCGTATCGGCGAACCGGACATTTGTATCTGGAATTATCGAGAAAGTAATAAAACCAATGTAGACCGCAGCAGCAATGCTCCAAAACGAGGTCAGGTACATCGTGAACCGCTTGCTGAACACGTCCGACTGGGCCAGCGCAGCGATCTGCATGGCCCGAGCGTTTTCGGTGTTGGCGTATTCTGCTTTCAGTTTATCTAGATCGATCTGCGCCAGCTTCAGCGCGGCTTCGGGATCTGCCCTGACTGCCTGCGTCACCGCCTCAACCGTGTCGGCGACACCCAGCTTGCCAGCAATAGCCGATACAGCCAGACCCCCCAAGGGGCCAGCAACAGCAGTTGCAAGAGTGGGGGCAATGCTTCCGAGAAGTTTGAGCAGTTCATTCATTTGTCTGCCTTGTTGTCTAATCTGTCAAACAATTTAGTCAACATATCTTTGATCTCACGAATGTCATCTTTGTAATCATCGCGCACAACATATGTGCGGGGCAACTCCTCACGCAGTTTGGCGAGATCGGCCTTCAACTCTTTCACCGCATTCCACAGCTCGCGAGCAAACCATCCAAGCACGGCAGACGCCGCACCGAACGCCAAGTTGATGAGGTTCTGGGAGTCCATCAGGCACTCACCTGAGACGCCGCCACGAACAGGTCGTCGACTTCGGTGCTGGTCAGGCCCAGCATTGTCGCCAGCGCGTTCAGCGTCGGTGAACTTCTCTCCCAGTCTGCCGCATTTTCCCAAGCCAGCCTTTGGACGTTATTTGCGTCCAGCGTGGCGATATGGGTTCTGACGGTGTCCAGATACCCGCCAGCCGCGAGGATCGCAAGGGCTTGAAACCTCGTCACCGTGCTGGGGATGGGTGGCGGTGGTGGCACATAAGGCTCAGGCACGTTGCCTTCGGCGAGCCATTGCAGATATTGCTGGTAGTCGGTGTTGCCGGGGTCGGCTGGGATATATGCGCCGTCAAAAATGCGGATAATTGTGGTGGAAGCAGTTAAGTTATACATGATTACAACTCCGCAGATGCTGACAAGGTTTCAGAAAATTGAACATTGCTTGATGCTGTTGCGGCTCTGTAAACTGTCACACCATTAAATAAACCACCTAAAATGTATGTCGATGTAGAGCCTACATTTTGCTGGGTAAGTGTCACATTATTGGCAACTTGTGCTATTGTTGGTGCGGCTCTTTTATCAACTTTCCAATAAGCGGTGCCGCCATTGTTGTTTCCAGAAACACTAGTTGGCAAAATAAAACTAAACGGCGCAATTTCATAATACCTCTGACACAACGCCAACTCCATCCCAATCGGACGTTGCTCAAATGGCGTGGCTACGCTTCCAAATTCCAACTGCCAATTTCCAATATTCCACGTTCCAGATATTTGAGCGCCAACGCTTAATTCAATTTCAATACCTGTTGTTGCTGCGGCTGGAATGGTAATATTTGTGCTATAGCGAGTCAGCGTTGAATTAACGGTAAACGTGCCAGTGGCAATAGATGTGCGAGTTGGGCTTGCAAGCGTGCCAAAAGTGTTTGCGGTGTTGGCATACCATGCCGTCCAAGTGACGGTGGTCAGCAGGCTGTTAGACAGGTCTATCGACAGCGTGGCGGTGTTGCCAGCAAGGTCTTGACAGTTAAGGTTTTCAATTCGCTGTGCAAAACCAATCTTGGTGACCGATGCCGCGCCTGTGAAACGGTAGAGATAAGCGTTGGGTGCCGTGCCAGCCACGCGCTGGCCGGTGACGTTTGCGCCCGTGCAATAGGCGTAAAACCGATCTACCGTGTAGGCCAACGCGGCGGCGGCGGTGATGGTCTGTGATGCGCCAGAATTTTTTTGGTCAGCGTAGAAATTTCCATTAATGATACGATTACGAAGGCCTCCAAACGCTCCACCCATCAAATTAGATGCAGTAATAGAACCCAACGAGCTGCCATATGCCAGCGCATCGCCTGCCACCGTTGGTGCGCCCAAACCCGTGAGCTTAAAGCTGCCCATCGGGATGTTGGCCGTAGGCACGGTCTGGCCATCCTTGGCCAGACTTTGCGTCAAGGCCGTGGCAATGTCAGACAGCGTGTTATTGGCCCAAGTGCTGCTAATGGTCGTGCCGGTAACTACCGGATTACCCGCAGCTAACGTATATGTTCCTGCTCCGTTGCGACTCATGTGATCCTCACTTCAGCGTCAGTTTGTACAGCGTGGCCAGATACAGCCCAACGATCTCGTCGATGATGTTGTTCAGCGGCGAGTCATCTGCGGGCACAAAGTCTCGCGTCTCCTCAATGGCATCCATGTGCAGCTTCAGCACATCCACAATGTCGCCCTTGGGGTTGCTCAGGTTTGGCAAACTGCCAATGCGCTGACCCGTGCGGCCCATCCAGGCCTCGGTAAACTTGTCGGCCAACTCAATGACCGAATCGTAGAACCCGCCCAATGCCATGTGCTGGGCAAAACTGGTCGTGTTCAAATGGGCAATGTGCGCTGCGTCTCGGCTGAGAAACAGCAGGGCTAGGAATTGTTGGGCGTCGGATTTCATGTCATTGCTCTGCGTTAGCGATGGCTGGCATAGCCATCAGGACTGACTGCGGAAGATTCCGAATGATCTGCTGCCGTTGAGTTGGTGGGATGCGTGCAAGTTCTTGCTCAACCAGACGAGCCACGCCCGCTGGATCGGTGGCAAGCATCTGATCCAGTTGCGCCAACACCCGAGCATTTTGCCCGCTAGTTGCCACAGATGCCAACCCAGAAACACCACGGGTGGCCATGTTCAAACCGGGCACTTGACTGCTTATCTCAAGCAATCGGGAGATGACCGGCGCTTCACTTGTGATGTGCTGGGCAATCATGTCGCCTTGGGCCAATCGGCGGGCTGTGGCTGATCCTGTGCCTGCGCCACGCTTGAGTGCTTCGGCCATGCGAGAAGCATCCGAGGTGACGCCTTGCACGGTCGTCATCTGCTGTGGCGTTAGCACTCTGGCCATTTGTGAGCCTGAAAACCCCGTGGCATTGCGAGCCAAAGCATCAGGGTCTTGCATTGTTCTGGCCAATGATGCGTAGTTCAAACTGGCAGGCACATCGCCAGCGGTAGCAGGAATTAACCTATTTGCTAATGCTTGACCAATTTGCCGCTGATTGATTGGCTCGCTCATTTGTTGAAATGTTTGACGTGCCAAATCATAAGTTGAACTGATTTGCGCCATGCCTTCAATCAAATCTCTTTGCAATCCTTGATATGCTGATGCCATTTCATTGTCGCCAGCCCGTACAGCTTGCCCAATTTTGCTATCAATGGCTTTTTTGACCCAATGCATTCCTTGAATAGAAGATTCATTGTCCATATTGACGCCACGAATTCCTGCAAGTTCTCTAGCGCGAGCTAAAACATCTTCTGGAATTCTTTGTTGAAAAGCTGCAATGTTGGCTTGTGCTTGTGGCTCCAAAGTTGCCAGATCAATACCTTCTGCTCTTGCTTGGCCATACAAAGTGTCTGCCGTAGTTCCACGTTGCGTTATCAACTGAGCCAATTCATCAGGAGTACCGCTAATATCCCGCAACGCATTGGCCAACGCCGTGCGATTGGCTTGAGCAGACCGAGCCAGCTCACCTGATGACAACTGAGCTGTAATTGCATCTTCAATGGCGTTCAACCCTTCGCTGGTCGTCCTTGCCCCAGCAGACAAATTGACGCCTGGAGTGGCTGCACCTTGACCACCGCCGCGCAGTTGCGCTGCCAGTTGCTGCGCGTCTGCTCCAGCGGCTCGGGTCAGCATCCCGCCAACAATGCGATCAGTCCCTGCGAACGGGTCGTAAAACGTAGCACGAGCAGCGCGGTAGCCGCCCACAGCAGCAGGCACGATGCCGCCCGTAACACCGCCAAAAACGGCGTTTCCAAAGCGGCTGTCGCCTGTGCCTACTGGTTGTACCAGCCCCATGCCCGTGCCAAGTGCAGCGCCGCCCACTAACGTATTGACGCCAGGAATGGCAGCAGTTGGCAAGAACGCCGCCACATTGCCAGCAATGTTGCCTGCCATGCCCGAGCCTGTGGACATCAAGGACTCGTCTAGGCGGCGAGACTCATCAATGTCGGCCTGCGTTGGCAGGCCCATGCGATTGGCTAGTTTTTCGGGCAGCACACCTCGAGCCGCTTGTCCAAGGCCACGGGCAATGTCAGCGCCAGCTTTGCCATAGCCTGCCGTTAACAACTCAAGGGTTGACATATCCTCCGTCGGATTGACAGCCATTGCGGGTGCTTGCTGCTGCTTGCTTTGATGGTACTCATTAGCCATGCGCCATGCAGTCTTGGCATCAGGCGCATCAACCTCATAGGTCTTGCCGCCGACGTCGACATCAAAGGTCTTGCTCATCTCGATGGCCTTTCCCTGACTGCGCCCGTGGGAGGCTGATTGCTTGATTCAGCAGGCATCCCAAGCGGGAACACAGCGTTTTCAACGCGCATTTTTATGTTTGCCATGATGTCTTTGTTTGTCTTGGCATCATAGTCTCTGCTTGGAAGTTGAATACTAAGAGCTTTTTGATCCGCGTCGGTTAATGTGCCTTCTCCTGCAATTCTGAAAACTTTTCTTAATTCTCCAGAAAGCTGTTCTTTTAAACTGTCAAATTTTTTCGCTTCTTGACTTCCGCCAGAAAGAATGCCTTTGTATCCAAAATAACCACCGGAAGGCGTAGTGTCAATCAACCCTGTAGTTTTTACCGCTTGACCATTTTGGTCAATACCATCTTCACCAACAAATTGCTTGCTTATTGAATCAATGCTTTTATAAGCACCCAATTTGCCAAATGATGGCGTAACAGTTCCATAAGGATTTTCAGGCGTTGGTGCAGTTACAAATGAATCTGAAGCTGCATGATAAACAGGTTTGATTTCTTGTTTTACTGCCGCAGGGCCACCCGCAATAGGTTCCATACTTCCGTCTGGTTTCCAACGATATCCTTGCGGAGGTTTGTTTTCGCCTTGCTTTCGAACATTAGCATCTATTTCACGTAGGCGCAGTTCAAATGCCATGCGTTCTTTTGCCGACATCCTTTCATTTTTGAGCCTGTATTCCAGATTTTCTCTTTCAGCCGTAATTTGACGCTCAGTTTGACCCTGACGGAACGCCCTATCCTCAAGCCTTGCCGCCTTAGCTTCAGCCATTTGAGGCAACTGCGCCATGCCGCTAAATCCAAACTGTTGCAGCATCGGATCACGCGCACCCATAGCCGCAGCGTATGCAGCCGTAGGATCAGCCGCCTGCTCAGGCGCGACCGGCCCTTGCTGGTCTGCTGGCAAAGTGATGGCAGGCGTTGGACGTAGCAGCTCGGCAACCTTCTGACGGTCTGCCTGCGTCTGAGCCTGACGCCCTTCATACAGCGCCTTGGCCTCCTCGTCGGCCTGTTGCACTCCCCGAGCGCCCATGTACTGCTGCAAGCCTTTGGCAAGGTACTGCGTGATGGATGGCTTGACGTAAATGCGCCCTGCCATTGAGCCTTGCTCCATCGGCTGTTGGGCTTGCTGCATGAGCTGCTGCGCCATTTGCTGGCGGCGCAGGATGGCAAGTTCTTCGGGGTCTTGCTGTTGAATGTAGGGGTTGGCCATTACAAAGCTCCGTAATCAACAGCCATGAACCCGTCAGGCATAAAGTGAACTGCGCTTGGCTTGATTTCGATAACTTCCTGGGCCATCACGCCAATGTGCATTGGGCCACCAGACTTGTAGCGGTACGAATAGACGTTCAAACCGTTATCAAGCTGGCCAACCTTGCTGATGTTTTCCTTGAGGCGACGGTCGGAATACTTCATGATGCCTGCACCGCCCAAAGTTCCGCCCAACCCCATCAAGCCACCCATGAAGTTACCTGACGCTTGTTGCTTGGCGTTGTAAGCGTCAAGTTGGCCTTGATACTGTTGCTGACCCGCCTGCGAGTAATTGGCCCCGCCAGGCGTGGCCCCAAATTGCGGCGTGGTAACTTGCGAGCCGCTACGCAGCGCATTCAAGTTGTTGATGTCGCGGGTGTTCATGTAGTTCTGCTCTTGCAAGCCTTGCTGACGTTGGCGCATGCCAAGGTCAATGCCGGTCATGGCAGCTTGCTGATACAGATCGTTTTCGCGTTGGTTCTGGTCGCGTAGGGCGTTGTTGTAGGCTTCCGTGCCTCTGGCCAGACCTTGGTTACTTAGTTGCGTCTCAAGCCCGCTGCGCTGCTGTTGCAGCGTTGGCTGCAAGCGATTCAAAATGGCTTGCGTGGCCGTGTTGGTATCGGCAAGCGAACTGTCATCCCATTGGCGAGCTTGTTGCGCTGCAACCTTGGCAGCGGCTTGATCTTGCAGATTGCCAAGAGCCAAACTGGTCTTGTTCTGCTGATCCAGCAATGCCTGCTGCTCAGGCGAGAGCGTTAGTGTCTGGCCGTACTGAGGCTGGCCCGTGCCAGGTATTGGTTTTCCGGTCTTGGGGTTGATCTTGCCGCCGGTTTCGCCCATCTGACTGTACGTCAGCGAACCATAGGGCGAGTATTGATTGACCCGCTGGCCTGCGGCAGTCTGTTCTGCCAGGGCCGTGTAGTCAGGCGCCTTGGGCGCTTTTCCACCTTTTTTGCTCATATTTCTCTCCTAAGAATCGGCAATCGTCTTTGAACATCACATAGACAATCGCGTCAGCCGTTGGAAAGTAGTTTCGCAAGGTTGCTTCGCGCTGAAAGCCTAGATGCTCGTTGAGCTTTTGGGCTTTCAAGTTGGTAGAGTAAACTATACCACTCAGTCTCTTGACGCCCAACTGTTTGAACGGGTAGTCGAAAATTGTCCAGTACCATTGCATGGGTACATAGCCATCAACACGGCTGTGAATCTGAATGTTGGCTTCGTTGTACTCGTTGTACAAAACGCCCGCGATCAGCTCGCCGTTGCGTTCCCAACCGATAGTGGCATCGCCTGGCTTGTAGTCGCAGCCAGACTTCTCGGCCACCCACGGGCCGACAATGTCAGCGTCAAGCACAAGACTCACAGAATGGCACCTACCTCAAAGACCACATCGGTCGACACCCAGCGAATGTCAATGCCATTAGCGGCACATTGGATTTGAGGTGCGCCGTAATAGCCGACGCCCGTTGCTCCCTGCCAAGGCTGCAAAACGGTCAAATCGCCAGCCCAAATGCCTGTATCCCACAAGGCCGAATCCCACACGCCATAGGCCGTTGGCGAGAATGACAACGACGCCGCAGACAGATCAAGGTTGAAATCCAGATTGATCGAACCCAATACGGCAGGCGTTCCGTTGGTGCGGAAGATTGGGCGCATCATGGTAAAACGCTTCAACAGGCCGTTTGAGCTATAACCAGAAAACGCTTGCAGCGCCTTGCCGTTGATGTTTGCGCCGTTGTCGGTTAAGCCTTCCCACGCCAACCCAACAAAACCGTTGCCTCCGTAATACGGATGATCCAAAAACAGTTCCCAGCAGTTGGCCTGCCAGCCTGTGAACTGCGCCCAGTTCTTTGTGATGGTGTTCATCACATACTGCTGCTGGTCTTGCCCTTCGGACACGGGCACGTTGAGGTACAACTGGTTCTCTCTGGCAAGATACATCAATTGCCAGCCGTAGTTGTCTCCATAGGTGCTGATGGCGGCACTAACGGCATATTGAATCTTCTCGGTCAGCGCCACGCGGGGATTGACTCGGCTTGACTGCAACGCACCCGCAAGCGGAATCAAACCATCTTGCGAGATGTACAACAGATCGCCCGCCAGTTTGTACAGGCAACGCTCGCCAACAGGGTGGCCAAGTTGCCACACGCCTTTAAGTGCAAACGTGCTTGCGCTGCTGGGGTCTGTGCCTTGATAGATGATGACTTCACCCATTGAGGTGACAGCCACATAGTAATCGTCCACGCCTTGACCAGCGTCCAGCGACCAAGTGTAGTGACACACAATGTAGCCGCCCAACTGGGCAACGGACGACATATCAATCTTGTTTGCCGCCCCGCCAATGCTGTCGGTTGGCAAGTACCAAACGACAAGCGTTGAGTCTTGGATAAACCACAGACGGTTTTTAAAGGTGATCGGATTGTTGAGCGTGGTCGTGGTCACGCCCGTGATTGCGGGCGTGGATGCTCCGTCAATGGGCGTCCATGTTGCGCCGTTATACAACAGGGGTTTGTCAACGCCGTTGGCAACATACATGAAGTTGCCGCCTGCGGTTGTGATGTTGACGTACTGCCAGCGGCTGTTAGATTTGCCCGTGACTACCGCTGCGCCAACCGCTGCGTTGGCGGTCGTATCGTAAAACGCCCCGCCTGCGGCTGCAAACAACTTGTTTGTCGTTGCGCCTGCGTAGACGAACAGGCTTTCAACTTGGCCCGAAATGCCCGTCGCCCATTGCGTGTAGCCCTTGCGTAACGTCACCTCGGTCGTCAACGGAAACCAGTTGGTCATGATGACCGCATCGGCAGGCGGCATATCAGCCAACGAGTCGCGGGCGTTCCAACCGCCAACGGGGGCCGTAACCGAGACGGAACGGGATTTGGCGCGGGAGATGAGTGCCATGTTTTAGCCCTGCCCGTAGATGCTGCCATCTGGGATGTTCTCAAACCCAATCAGCACCGACGACATCTTCGGAGCCATGCTCAAGGTCATTGAGCCGCCGTCGTTGGCCTTGGCCACGTTGAGCTGCTGGTAGAAGTCGCGGTAGTAGGCCGTGCTGTCAAAGCCCTTGACCTCAAAGAATCTGAGCTTGAGGCCCAAGACCATCAGACGGTCAGGAAAGATGCAAGTGTCTGCGTCGGCTGTAAACGATGACTGCGGTGTGGTCGTTTGATTGACCCAGCCGTTTGAGACGTACTCATAGCCCAAATACTCGTTGGTCGTGACGTTTGGCCAGATTTGGAAGTTGCCGCCAATGAAGCGGTAGCGCATCCGTGGGCCGGTGCTGATGTAACTGGACTTCAGAAACTCCCATTGCTGGGCAGTCTCTGGGCCGAGCATCTCCCACCGCTTTGACTTGTCGTAATGCGTGCGGTCAATCTGCCGGTCAAAGTCAGACGGCAGCGGGTAGATGGTCTGGCCAAAGTTGAGCGTGGCACCGATGCTGGTTGCCGACGCTGCTTGAGTCAGCGTTACCTGAGTGCTGCTGTCAACAGACAGGATGTAGGTATCCTGATTGATGCCCGTGCCAGCCAACATATAGTAGGCCGACAGCCCCGTTGTGCTGGGGATGTTGGTGACTACTGCGCTGTTTTGGGTAACGTCGCCAGTTGTGATTAGAAACTGAGTGGTGAACCGATACGGGATGTTCAACGCTTCCCACGGGTACTCTCTTCGCAACTCATTGCCCACCGAGTTGATCAAGTAAAGCATCTGCGTCACTTGAGTGTCGGTGTTCCCAACGACTTGCGTCGGGATGGTCAGCCCCATTTCGGCGCTGGCCTGCTGGATGAGTTGCAAGAGAGTAGATGACATATCAGCTTTCTGTTACGGCCTCATCGGCCATTTTGGGCGGTCTGCCCCGCCTTGGCGTATCGACCTTGTTCATCAGTTCCGACATCTGCTGCTTGAGCGCCTCAATCTCGGTGTCGCGCTTGCGCAGCTCGTCAGACTGAGCATCCACAATGGCCGAATCCTTGGCTCGGGCCAAGTAGTTACGGGCACGGTCGCGGAAGGCGTGATTGCCCATGCCGACAATCATGCCGATCTTGGACAGTTGCTCGTCGCTGGCGTTAGCGCATTGCTCAACGGTGTAGAAGTGATAGTGCTTGAGTTCACGCGCCTGAGCTGCGGTGAGCAGCGGCCAATCGCGCAGCAGGGTTCCAGAGATGTCATCCTCGCCCATGTCGCGCTTCTCGTTTTGATAGTGCGCCCATTGCGTTGGATACTGTTTCTTGTGCGTATCGTTGGCAAAGGTGTCGATAATGGTATATTGATTCCCAGGAATCTCAATACGAACAAAGTCGGTCATGTAGTAAATGGGGCGACCTTCTTGCTGCGTTTTGAATTCGTGCAGCATCTCTTTGGAGTAGAACCGAACTGCTGGCAGGATTGACCCGCCGAAATCTGAATCAAGCATTTTCTTCCTCAAGTGGTTGAGTTACGAAAAACATCACCGCTGTGTCTTGTGTACTTTCCCAGCGGGCGGTGTAGCCGAGGGACAAGAAAAGTTTGCGCCACCACTTTGTGTCCTGCACCGTAAGGTGCAACGGATGGCCAATCAATGCGCCCATTGTATCGGTGACGGTCGAAATCTGAAAGAACACTTGCGGCGTTGCAGCCATGATGTTATGGATCACGGTAGTGACTTGCTCAGACGGGATGTGTTCCATCACATCGGTGCAAAAGCCGTAGTCGGCACGATGCGGGATGGGCTGAGTCAAGTCGGCCACAGCAAAGCGCAGTTTGTCGCCCAGCTTGGCCCTGACGCGCTCATCAAGGCAGTTGTCTGCAAAGTCCAGCATCAGCACATGGCAATCATGCGCATCATGTATGCGCAACGCACCTCGACCCGTGCCTGCGCCAAAGTCAATGACGGTGCTGGATGCGGTAGGCAGCGTAGCAAGGCAGAACAAGTCGGCCACGCCTTCGCCAGGCGCTGCGTTGCGGTAGGCGTCAATCGCCCACATGGCTTTGTACTTGTCTTGTTCGTCTATTGGCTCGGGCGCAATGGCCGCAGCCTTGCTTGTCCACGGCAGCAGGCCGTCGCCACGGATGGTAATCGTGCAGCCAAGGTCAATGAGGCTGTCTGAGAGCTGCGGGAACAACTCGGCTTGCTTGGCCATAGCCAAGGTAGTCTGAAACTCTTTGCCAGCGACTGTGGCCACGCAATCAACGCGTTGCGGGTCGTTTTGGCTGTAGGCGTGGCAATGGCCGTCGCGGTAGCTTGAATCGTAGCCATATAGGTGCAGCGAGCGATAGCCCATCGCATAGGCCACGACCATTCCGCTAAGACCCACAGTCGTGCCACCGCCGATCAGCGTGTGCGCGGGTGGATTGGCAGGCAAGCAGGCGTCAAAGCGTGCCATGTCCTGCGGGTACTCTTGATGCCACAGCATGGCATCGGGGCACAAATCAAACAAGCTCGGGTGGCATTGGCTGGCCAGCAAGTATTGCTTGGCATAGCCCAGCATGGACAGGTTGATCTCGCGGGCGTCTACGATGATGCAGTAGTCAGCTTCAATGTCGTGTTGAGCGAGCCAGCGGGCTGCGCCATTGAGCGCAAAGATGGTCTGGCCGTGCTGCTTGCGGGCGCGGATTTCGTCAACCCAATCGGCCACGCTCGGGCCACCGCCGACGATGACAGCAAAGCCGTCGTGAGCATCAGCAGAGAAAAGCCAATCATTGGCTCGGTGGCTGTTGAACTTGATCTGTTCAAACAGTATGTCGTCGGATGTGTTGCAAGTGGTTTCGATGTTCATGCTGTAGGCATTTAGATTGAAAAATGCCCCCAAAGCTGTGAGCCTGGGGGCATTTAGTGCAAGCGCAAAAACAGGTCAGGTAATTCTGCCCTGGAGATGCGGACGGTTCAAAATGAGCTGTACCGTGGTCGTTGCCGACACAGTCGAGTTGGCCGTGCGAGCGCCCAGAATCTGTTTGCCAGATGCCGAGGTGCCCACCTTGCCAGTAGAACTGACGCCAATGGCCACGTTAGTGGCCAAGCCAACAGCAGATTTGGCAACCACAGCCACGCCTTCAATCTGGTAGTAAGACCAGTTTGAAGACGAGGTGTTTGCGGTCATTGAGATGGCCACAGGCGAGCCAAGGTTGGCCGTGACAGGGCAAAGCGTCGTGGTGTAGCTTGTGGTGTTGTAGATCACCAGCGAGCCAACAGCCGTTGAAGCCACGCCCTTGAGCAAGATGAACTCGCCCATGCCGTAGGTCGGATCAAAACCCTTCACGATCTGGCCGGGAACGGCTGGAGGGCTTGGGATAGTGGTCGTTGTACCAGCCGAGACTGCGGTAGCAGTCAGGGTGCCGGTATCAATGACGCCAATAGGCGTAAAGCCTGCTTCGTGGTCGGTAATGGTATATGCCATGATTTTTGCTCCTTAAGCGATCACGCAATTAAAACGCCCTGGAACTGAGCGCCCGAGGTGGTCAGATTACCAGCCCAGCCGATCAGTTTCACGATTGCGTCTTGGTTGACAGCTTGGCGCTCACCTCCTATTGGGACAAAGTTCCGATCCTTGTGAGGACGGAAGCTGATGTACTTGGTGTTCAAGAACCACATATGGTTGGCCGTTGCGTGTGAACCAATACCGCCGCCAAGCACAACGTCAGCAGAAGTACCGCCGCCGTAGAACTTGAGCGAAGCAAAACCAGCGCCTGCCTCGTTTTCAGAGGTAACACGCTGAATGGCTTGCAGCGAATTGACGTACAGGCTGTAATAGGTGTTGTCAGCCACCAGC